CGCCGGATCCACCGCCACCACCTGACGATCCACCGCCACCACCTGACGATCCACCGCCACCAATGTATTGACCACCTCCTGACGATCCACCGCCACCTGACGATCCACTACCACCTGATCCACTTGAACTTGAAGAGGTGCCAACTGTATATGCTGTAGATGTATTTGCAGTACTTTGTATTCCAACATTTAATATATCATCACTTGTAACTACTAAACCTGAGGCTTTGAGTCTTGATTCTGTAATAGCATCTATAATTTGCACATCATCTACTGTAGCACTACTAATAAGTATTTCATCATTTTCGCTTTTTATTTCATACAAACTTCCAAAACTTTGTGTTTCTTGTTTTGGCACTAAAACAATACTTACTAAATCTGGAGAAAGTTTGTTTATTATAAATGTGGCTAGCTCACTAAAATAGAAAGTTTCTCCAAAATCCCAATTTTCAAGTGCAAAATATGCATTTACTGCATCTATTATTCTACTTTTTACATCATTGTCATTTACAACTCTTTCTGGATTTTTTACAACTTTTATTGTAGCTTGTAAATCAACGTCACTTTTGCTACCAAAAATAGGTTTGTATTTTACTGGATGATAAATTACATCATCACTTATACTTTTTATAGCCGCTACGTTTGTGTTATAATCTAAAAATAATTGATCACTACTTGGAGGTAGGGGTAATGTTGTTATGTTTCCTTTTAGATAATCTCTATATAAATTATCATATGTTTTTGTTAGGAGATATACATCAATAATATTACTACTACTTGGATCGATCCTTGCTTGCTCATCTGCGGCATGGCTATATTCAAATTTTATGCCTTTTCTACCAGTATAAGCAAGATAGTCTGATGTAAATTGTACAGCGTTTGCAGTTTTATTATAACGCAAAAATACATTTCGGTCAATCAAATAAAAAACATCATTATCATTATATTGACTTAATGCTCCTATTGCACCCTGACTTGATTTTGTATAAATTGGTTCAATAGAAGCATCAACATAATTAAAAATTTCTGTTTTATTAATTGTAGACTTCTTTTGAAAAATATATTTTGTAGATGAATTTGTATTTGGTGCAACAATATGTTCAAATAAATCTGGATCGTCTACAACACCGTCATTGTCTGCATCGTTAAACGAAACTTCAATCTTTTTGCTGTTAATATAACCCGAATCATTTTTAAATTCACTTGTAATTTTCCAAGGCCAATCAACAGTAAAAGGAGTCAACTCGTCTGGTTTTAAATTAATACTTAAAACTTTTATAATATCTTCAACAACTTTGCCTGTTCTACTATCATAAATTTTATTTGTACTATCAAAGAAAAATCTTAGTTGATCGTTGCTTTCAAAAACATATCTTAATCCTCTTGAAGTGATTGTATATTTTTGTCCATCTGTTTCAAAAAGAAGTAACCAACTTGCATCACTTTGTGAATTAGTTGAATCGCCTGTTTTACCAAGACTAAAAGCATTTGTGGTATCTAAATTATTAGATAACACAACTCTCCATTGACTATTTTCAAAATCATATCTCAAACCAAATGTTTTATATGCAAATGCTTGATCAATGATTTGTGTTTTTACTGCATCTTTAACGCTATTATCTAACACAGGAATTATTTCAGCAAGTACTGCACTAGTTGGAATATCATCATTTAAAACTATTGGTCCTAACCCAGTATCTGGATCAACAACTGTTCCGTTTTCTGTTACAGATACAACTTTTACCCACTTGTACGTAACTGCAAATGGATGATCAGCAACTCCAGGCATTAGCCCATGAGCATTATTTGCCATAAAATGTTGTCCATCTGGTGCATCAAATTTTAACAAAGCACCCGGTGTAACAAATCTCATAATACTTTTTGTGAAACTTGATACTGCAACACGACTAGTGGATGAGTCTGTAAAATATCCAGTAGCTCTATTTGTATCCAAAGATTCTGTGTTCCAAGCAATATTTAAAGCCTTTACCGAAGTATTCCTTGGAAAGTTAGTGTAATAATAATTTAATAGCTTAGTATCTTTTATAACAGGAATAATTATATTATTGATAGCACTTTCTATGTCATTTCTTGTTGTAAAATCAAAACTATATTTGCTATCTAAAATTTCTCTGTATAAAATACCATCATCACTATATAATAACGTATTACTATATTTTCCACTAGCATCTCTTAAATCAAAATATCTGCTTATACCGCTACTTGTTCTATTAATAGCTTTTGTTTTGACTATATTTTGATTGATTCCTAGTGTACCAACATTATAATCTTCTCCTGTAATTAATCTATTCTGTGTATAATAATTTGCTGGAGCATTTGTTTTTATTGATGCATTGCTTTCGCTTTCTGCACTATTATCTACAACTGATTTAAGTTCCATAACAAGTGTTAGTGTTTCATTTTTTCCTGCGGCACTTGTATAAGGTATACTAATTGTAATACCAGTTAGATCAGATGGAACAACTTTAAAACTGCGATTATTGCTTGTTCTGTAATATGCTTTAAAATTACCTTTTGGCAATGTTCCAAAAGTACCATCAGAAAAAATTAAACTTACTCTATCTTGAATGCGACTTAAAACACCATAAATGTTTCTTATTTTTTTATCAACACTATTGTATATAATATTGTTACCTTCAATATTATCAACCTTAGTCCAGAGTTCTGTTTCAGAATTGTTACTATCTAATTTATACAACCATACATCATTGTTATTAACATTATCTGTGTCAATGTTTACAGTAGTATTTGGTGTTGGATTGTTTATTTGAAAAGTGTTATTTTCTAATTTTCCTTGTCTAAAATGCAAAAAGAAACCACTGTTGTTTGAACCAGAACCTTGGCCATCATCTCTATACAAAAATGCTAATCTATTGCCAGGTAATGGTTCTTCTTCGTATATAGAATTATTATCAATAGTTGTGCTAACTATTTCAAAATTTGTTGTTAGATTATCAATAGTTTTACTAAAACTATATATAGGAAGTGAATTGTTTGAAATTGAATTTAATCTGTACTGTTCTGTAATAACACTATCAATTGTTTCTTTCTTTATACTTTTACCAAATTTATTATCTGCCGGTAACGCTGAATTAATTATTTTTATAAATTGTTCATACCAATCAGCATTTGTTGCATCATTCCAAATTACTGTTTGTCCATTTAAGTTTGTACCATTACTATCAAAAATATCTTCTGTGGACGAAATACTTTCAATTTTAAGAAGTCCGTTAGCAGGCTGATTTCTTTTTGAATTATAACTTACTAATCTAGCTAGTCTTAGTACACTTTCTCTCCGTTCTGCAGTTTCTAAATAATTTTCACGTGCATTTAAATCTGATCTAAATGCAAGATTCTGTCCTAAAAATGCAATAAGATCTATTAGTGCAATATATTCACTTGATTCAATATAATCGTTAAAATCTTCTGGATAATTTTGTCGAATATAGTTTATCATAGTACGTCTTAGATTATCAAAGTCGTAACTTTGGAAATCCGCAAACTTAAAACTTTGATAAACTTTTTTCCAATCTTCTGCCAAAAGAAGTCTGTTTTGACGCTCTGTACTAGCCATAATTCGTTCCTCGATTTATATAATATTTAGCTGAAAATTAAAGTACGCATATTAAATCAGACCTGCACTTTGATCAAAAGTTAATCTCATTCTTTCTGAAATATTGTAAGGCAAATAAGTTAAATCACACTCAATTTGTATTCCGTTCTCAAAAGATTCTATTGTTACTTTGTTTACACTTACTCTTGGATCAAAATTTATTATATCTGTAACATTTTGAATTATTGCTTCTTTGAGAGTGTCTGTAAGTGGTTCAAATAATACGTCCCAAATAATTGTGCCAAATGTAGGATTCTCTAATTTTTCACCTTGTCTAATATGAAAGTAATTTATAATATCCTGTTTGATTATTTGTAAATCGTATTTTGTAAAATTGCCACTGGCTTGGTCAACTGTGCTAATACCTCTATACTTTTTAGAAGTTATAGGTTCGTCTTGTTTTGATCCAGCACTTACTGATATATTTTTATATAATTGTTTTTCATTTGCAGACATAACGTATTTATTTTCCTTTATCTAGGTACCACATAAGTTTTGCCATTAATATTTTTTATTCTCTCATTTGAAAATATTGTTCCTGTAAATGCTCTAATAACGTCTTTAGGAAGTACATCACCAAGTGTGGCATTTGTAACAGATCTTACTTCATCAACAAGTTTTGCTGGTGTATTGTTTAAAATAAAACTTCCTGTGCTATCTACAGTTAATACTTTTTCAAATTCCTGAGCGGCAAATTCTGCTTTTGCGGCTAAATTACCAAATGTAGAATCTCCTGTTTTTTCAAAAATTTTATCATCCATAGCTCTTGATGTTGATGCAAGCGATGAAAAACTATTTGCTGGATTGTTTACAAAACTAATTGTTCCTGCTATTGCGGCCGCTGTACCAGGATTTATACTTGGTAAACCTGCTTTATCTAATAGTTTTGCACCTACTCCAGCAATGCTGGCATCAACCGCTGTTTTTAATACAGGATCTAATCCTTTATATGCTGTAGATATTGTATTTCCTAAACCTTTTACAGCAGTTGAGAAATCTTGTACTATAGGAGCCATTCCAGGAATTTCACTAATAACATTTCCTAATCCAGTAAATAATGTGCCTGCTACATCAGTTAAAGCTCCTGCTACATCTTTTACAGCTCCGCCTATTGCTCCTGATACTGTGCTAATTACATTTCCTAATGTACTAGTTAAAGCTGTTGAACTTAATAAGTTTTGCATAACTCCTCCTAGCAAACCAGATAAACTTTTTACAGCACCTCCTAAAATTTGACTAAGGCTTCCTGGTAATGATTGTAAAAAACTATCTGCTGTTTGATTTATTAAGTTACCTAATACATCTTGAATTGCTGTGCTTAGTCCGCCATTTGCATCACTTATAATATATCCTTGTTTAGTAGTTGTACCAGAAGCAGGACCTGCTTTTGTAATCGTATCTTTATCTAAATTATTTTTTTCTTTATCATCAACTGTATTAGGTTGTGCAACAAGATTTGCTGTAAATCTTTCTTCAGCATAAGGATCTAAAGATATATCATTTGTAGCATTTGGAATTTGATCTCCATCAGCTCCTCTCAATATATCTGTTTGTGTGTTTAAAAGAGGTGGAGGACGCACTATATTATTCAAAGCTTTTATTTCATCTAGTCCGTCTAAAACTTCTGTTTGAAATGTTCCAGGTAATTCTTTATTCTCTGCATCTCTAATTGCATCATCTTTATACCTAATCATTTTTGCTAGAGGATAATCTGCCCAAGTCTTTGGATCATCTGCAAACTGTTGTAATAAAACAATATATATTCTACCACCAGCAGAATTAATCCTTACTACAACAGCATCATTCTCTGGTCTACCTTCTGGATTATCAAAAGGCTTTTTTTTACTTCTAACAAATTCTTTTGCTTGTTGTCGTGTTAAAAAAGTCCATATTCCGTTACCTTTAATTTTATCATCAGGGTGTACAAAAGGATATGATGCTCTTTTTGTTTTTGTAGAAATTGCTTCATCTCCAGAAACAAATCTTTCTGCTTCATATGGATCAAATTTATTAGCACTGTTTTTGGTACCAATTGCTCCACCATTTACTAGCCATGTATCTGCCATTTTGCCCTCCTATTCTTCTACTTTTTCTGCTTCTGTTTTGTCAACCGTAACTTCTGTAGGATTTAAACTTTCATGACCTTGCCAAGGTTCATGTTCAGGTATTCTTTTAGGCACTGCTGAAGGTTTGGCTTTTTCTGCTTCTAATGCTTCTGCGGCTTCATCAGCTGTTTTTGCTGGATTACCTCCTGAATTCATGTGTATTTGGTCTGCTGTTTCCTGATGTGTTTTACTTTTTAAATTCATTGTTTCAGCGGCTTGTAATTTAACATCTGTTTTTGCATTGAAATTTTGGGCACCTTCTGTAGTTACTTTTAAATCTTGTCCAACTTTTATATCATGCAATCCTGCAGATTCAACTTTTAAATCTTTACCTATTTTATAATCCTGAGATCCAACTGTTTGTACAGCTAAATCTTCTCCGACATTTATATGCATCTTAGTTTCTGTAGTAATTTTTCCATCAATGCCAACTTTTACTTCCCAGTTTTCCGCAGACG